CTACCTGCTCCTGGAGCTGGTCTACAGCATCCTGGGGGATGACCGGGCTATCAGGTGCGACTAACGTCCACCCTCTGGCCCGGTAACGTCTCATGTGGTAAGGATCAGCAGGCAGATTCGGCAAGGCAGTGCCATCTGGTTTGTACCAGGTAGCTTTCTCTCGGTTGTTCTGTATGAACGACCAGGAGAAGCCCTGTTGGGCCAACCATTGCCTCTCTTCCAGTAGCTCTGTTCCTGTACCTCTTGGCATAAAGCCCCCTAGTTATTAAGCGTTAGTTACGGGGTTGCTGACAACATATGTGAGTCCAGCCCCACGGCTGTCATCGATCTCGAACGCGCTGTAGTCACTGGTGATCACCAACTCTGTTGCACGGAGAGAAGCATCACGCTGTTTCTCCCGGTTCATCGCTACGCTGGTCAGAATACCGATAGCGCCCTTATCAAAGATGGCTCCAACCCCGTCTCCCGAGCCGTCCTCTTCGATGTTTCCATCTTCAAAGATGGGAACACCAGAGATTCTCAAGCCGGTCCAGAAGGGACCTAAGCGGTCTTCGGAGAAGCCGGTCGGGATAGGACGGATAGTCCCCTGCGCTACGCCAGTCAAGTCCTTATTCAGGTACAAGATAGCATTTGGGTGGTGGACGATCCGCAGGTCAGAGCCGTACTTCTCGGACTTGGCTGTGCCGATGACGCTCGCAGTATTTTGAAGAGAAAAGTTCTTTGTAGTAGCACCCAGCTTGGTCCCTCCGTTCAGAGAGCCAAAGAGGTCGATGATATCCCCGTCCTTCTTCCGGGCCATGGCCTCACCGAGCTGGCGCCCGACGATCTGCCATATCTGCTGAGTATTCTCGCGCAGGAGTTTGTCAGTGATGATGATCTTGGCACCGACCTCACTCGCCTGCACAGAGACCGTGCTCATGCCGATCTCTTCTTCGTCGACCAGGTCCTGGCCTTCCACCAGGGCACCTACGGTCATTTGTCCCACCTTCGGGACGATCAGAGTGTCTGAACCCTTCTGAAGGGTGAATTTCTCCACCAGTTCCATGCAGGGTGCGTTGTGTTCTTCCGTATACCGAGCCGTCGTGATCATCTCGCGGCTGGCATTTTCCAGTGAGCCAGTTGTACTTGTTTGTGGCATTTCATGCCCTCCTAGTTGTTAGACATTAGGCGGTGATACTGGTCCGCCGTGAGATTGACGCGGCCTTCCATGTAGTCATCCAAGATCCGTTCCCGGCTCCTGGACGCGCTTGCCGAACTCGCGCCAGAGTCAAAAGATTGGGGTTGCACTCGCCCTTTCGCAACCTGCTCATACTTGCTTCGCAGGTCCCGAATTTCCACTATCCGCTTGGCCTCCCGCTCCATGCTTGCAGGATCAGCCAGCTTCTCCAGCTCCGCCAGGTCGCTAATGTTCAACTTGTAGTGCTGAGCATAATGCCGGGCCGCAGTGTGGCGCCCCTGCGCTACCTGAAGTTGCTCTTGGTACTGTTGTTGCTGTTGCAACTGGTACTCAGCCTGGCCACGCGCCTCAGAAGCCAGCTTCCGGGCCTGGTCAGGCATATAGCCCTCGTCAACCAAGCGTTCCCGGTACTGCTCCTCAGCCTTGAGCACTTCCTCCTGGTACTTCTGCTGCTGCGCCTGTTGGTGCTGCTGCTGGTACCAAGCTAGTTGCTGCTGCATCTCTGGTGTGGCTTGCGCCGTACTAGGAACCGCAGCCTGGGACGGCGGGATCGAGGGGGCGGGTACTGGGTCCGTAGGGGGTTCTAGTTCCGGAGAATCAACCTCGACAGGCGGCGCCTGGGGCGTATCAGTAACGTCCTCAGCATCGAGTAGGGGCTCGAAGTCGGGCTCCGCCACCACTTCGGTGGTGGAGTCCTCAGAAGCCTCTATCGCAGTAAGCTCCTGGTCAACATCATAGTCAACAGCAAGCTCCATCTCTGCCTGGGTCCCTTCTTCTATTCCGGGTGTAACCATCTTTTGCCTCCGCAAAAAAGAAAACGCCGCTTAGTCTGGCCTCTAGGGCACAGTATTAGAGCGGCGTCAATAGCGCACTGGTTAGATTTTCAGTTAGTTCCTAGTTTAGAGCTACTTTGACCCTCCGGTCAATAACAACAGTATCGTGACAACGAGGACATTTCGTAATAAATAAACCCTCAACGTGGTCAGCCAGTTTCTTATTACAGCCCGGACATCTCACTTCCGTCATGGAGCACCTATCCCTTCCATCTGCTCGATAGTTTGTTCTACATACTCTGCAACTTCTTCTTGAGCCCAGGGCTTTAACTTAGCTGGCATCTCATCAATGAATGTTCGCCAGTCATCAATGCCTTCAGACGGTTCGTCTATGGGTATCATCATCATATATCGACGGTAGACCTCCACCAACTCCGGTCTCCCTATCTTCTCTAGCTCCTTCATCTGAAGTGCTACCGACTCCTTAAAGGATTCGACTACTGCATTTTCTGGGAACCTATCAATAATGAATTTTGGCAAAGGTCGCATATTACTATTTAGTTTGACGTAGCGTTCCTGCTCCGGAGTCCACTCTCTGATTAGAGCCTCGTGATTGGTTTTGAAATCCTCGCTTGCCATCGGCATCGTGTCCCCAGTCTCTGCATGGCGGTACCAGCTAGTCTTGAACAGACCATAAAACTGAGCCATTGCGGCTTTGTTTGGGTCTGGATCGTTTTTATCCAGCACTTTGAAATCCCTATCTTCTGAGTAATAGGCCCTCATAGTTTTTGCTGCTTTTTCAATGGTTTGCCACTTGCTGTAAAGTTTCGAATCGTCTGGATAGAGCACCGCAAGTTGCCGTCTACGCTTGATCTCTGCATCGTCGTACTCTGTCCCGGTGTCTACCCACTCCCTAGCAAACTTCTTCAACCAAGGATCAGCGTCAGCATAAATAAACTGCTCACCATTAGTGATATAGGCCAAGGATCTGTCATGAGTATTGTGAGATACACGCCCCAGGAAGAACGACCCTACGGCGCTCCCCCAGGTGCGAGATTCAAGATATTGCTGAATGGTGAACGGGTTGGGAGAAGTCGCAAGGTGCTTTACTGCCCCCCAGAAACCATCAACATCATCAAATGGCAGAACATCTTTATCTGTCAGACCCTCAATAACCCCACCTACCATGTGCATCCCAAGAGCCCCACGAGTCTGGTAGAAGTACCATATCGGGTTCTTAGTCCAGTTCAAAGAGGACTCTACCTTCCAGTCATCGGCCACATCAGAAAGCAAGCCGTACATAGACGCTGTGAACTGTGCAAGTGCCCGGATCTGGCCTCCAGGACCGTACCAGTCACCGTTCATATGGTATGAAAGGAACTGCCGCCCGTTTGCAGGATTCAAGCCCGGGAGAATATCTTTCTCCCAGTCTTTTCCGAGGGCAAGCCCTGTTGCCACGTAAACACCAACAGCAGCAGAAGACAATTTAGTAAGAGCTTCCAAGGCGTGGCGCTGCTGTGCAGTCGCTCCAGTGCCCAAGAAGCGGTCTGTTCCAGGTACATTACGGCCCACTGCCCCTGCCGGTATCTTCAAAACAGCAGTAGCGGCACTATGAGACAGCGCTAAAGTAGAACGCAGCAACCTGGGCGAGAACGCCAGCCACATACTCTCAAGAGCTCGCTGAGTCGCACTCACCCCCAGTCTTCTGGAATCCAAGGCGCCGGTCATGTTACGAATCTCAGAATACATCATGTGAGCTGGGCCTTCATAAGCAGTCTCCATCGCCTGCTTCAGCAATACCCGCGCATAGCCGACTCCTCCCTGGTAAGCAGACTGAGGGCGGCCTAGAACCTGAGTCATACCCTGCCTTGAGATGTGCTGAGCGTTTCTCATCCACTCGAATAATCTACGCTCTGCAAGCTGAGCTCCTGACATCTTAGAAACATCACCAGTCTCTGTACTGGGATGCCAGTTCTGATATTTTCTGAACACAGCGTCCAGGTTGATACCCTCACCAGGAGAAAGCAGCGACATCACTTCCGGGTCCCCGATCGAGACGCCGTTTAATGCAAGGTCATAGTAGTCATCCAGGTTCTCTCTGATGTGCTGCGCCTGCATCCCCGGCTGGAAGAAGCTCTTATAGTGAAATAAGCTGGCCTTAGCCCATACTGTCGGGTTTTGTCCAATCAGTGGCGCAAGGTGCATGAAAGGCAACACAGCGTCAAAAGTAGAAGTGGCAGTACGAATACCGCTTGCAGCCAACTCCATCGCAGAAGCGACAGGATTACTAGTTTTAGAGCCGCTGCCATGTATGGCGCTTATAACCTCTTCCTGAGATTTGAAGTCCTGGACCAGCATGAACTTATTCTTGAACTGATCCGATGAAATGGTGTGCTTGCCTTCCTTCATGAAGCCACCAAATAGATGAACTCCATCTCCCTTTAGATTCACGTATTCAGAATCTCGAACCCTTTGAACGTACTTGTTGTAGTCTTCCCGGGCTTTAAGAAACTCAATACGAGCAGCGCGTCTCTCACTCTCTGCAAGAACGATCTTCTTGGACATGGTGACACGGATTTCTGCTCGTTCATCTCTTAGTGCCATCTGTAGGTCAGATAGCAGGTGATCGATCTTGCCTGGTTTTTGTGACACATCAGCTACCATCTTGCCGATGCGAGTCTGCAGCTCCTCCCCGTGCAACTCCCTGATAGCGACTTGGACAGCCTTTCTAGCATCGTCCCATTCGCCATGCTTGGCTCCGTAAGCAGCTACAAGCTCAGGGTTTAGAGTTGATACCAGGTCCTTGTAGGAAACGGACGCTCCCATCTCCTCCATTGCATCAGTCCACTCTTGCATCCGTATCTCACGGAGTGCCTGACGGATGTGCAGCTCCATAACCGCCCGGGGGTCAACCAGGAAATTAACATTGAAACGCTGCCATATCTCAGTGGCAGTTAGGTCTAATGATGCCTTGTTCGGGTTCGACGGGCCGGTAAACTCGACCTTCTTGCCGTCTGCGTTTATATACTCAGCAGCTTTAATAGGAACATAGAACACGTTTTCTGGACGCCGTTTCTGTCTTTTTGGTAGACCGAAAGCCTCACGTATACGCTCGACCTCGTCATCTACCACGTTCAGAAAGTCAATGATCAAACGTCTCTGGGGGTCATTTACTAGATGCGCGTATTTCGTCTTGTACATCGAAAATACGTCATACCAGAGCGGATACGGGCCCTTACTGAGATCCCAGTGCTTGTCCATCCACTGGCCAGTCTTCCAGTTGATGGGCAGCTTCATCGTATTGGTCCACTTGTTAGCGTGAGCGTCCCAGGCAGCAGTTACAGCAACCTTAATCAAGGTGTCATCTTCAACCTGCGCCTGGAAGAACCGTGTCAGCAACCTGGCCACCGGGTCCTGCCTCCGCACCGAGGGGTCCATGAGGTTTAAGACCGGAATCCACTTATAAATAGCCTGAGTAAGCTCAGATTGCTCGATCACCTCGTCCAAGTGATCTGTCAGGCCCCGAGGCATAGCAATATGAACGTTGCCACTAGCCCCAGTATTTTTGAAGTAACCCATTATTCGACTGATTACGTTGGGTGGGATCGGCGGCGCCTGGGGGTCCATATCATCAGGCCCCATGTCTCTGGGTTTGTCTGGGACCTCCCCGCCTACCCCGTCTGAAATGTCTCTAAACCACTCAGACCTGCCACCAGGAGGCCCTCCGCCTACAGGCTTGCTGGGGTCGTGGCGGTAAAGGTCACGATCATAGCTAGGGAAGTCGGGGTTGAGGCCAACGGCAACATTGCGTCTTATAAATTCATCGGGGTTACCTGATGGAGATAGCTCATCCACGTAAACAATAGCCTCTGTCCTTGCTGCAGGACCAAGCTGAAGAGTCGTAACAGCAACATTTCTTACCTTGAATAAGGATGCGCCATCAGTCACCAAATCCCCAGCCTTTAACGGAAGGCCATTCACTAGGGTGCCACTACTAGCATTTCCTGGCTGACTAGGATCAAACCGCAAAGGCCCGTCAACGTGGCTTCCCGCGTTAGCCTTTGCTAATTCTGGCATCCCATCGCCCATCCCGATCTGGCCGTCTGCAACACGCTGTATCGTCTCTGCTCGAATCTGAGCTTCTTGAGGGTTGATAATCCCCTCTGGCTTAGCAACGTCAGTGCCGCCGATGATCATCTCTGTTTGCTGGCCAGGGACATCAAAGCCCTCCAGGCCGGTCTGTACAGCCGTCCTGGGGGCCATAGTGGAACCAGGTTCTGGGACTGCTCCAGGAGCTGGGGCTGCTGTCCCAGGCGCTGCACCTATAAGAGCATCATCTACTGCTTTCTTTGCGAGTATAAGATTCGGAGAATCGTCAAACTTGTCTAGGATTTCCTTCATGGCAGGCAAGAAGCCTTCAGGGACTTGTTTTACCGCTTCTCGGGCCTCCTCGTCATTTGCAGACCTAGTTAAAGCATCAAAAGATTGCTCAAATTGACTTCTGATGCTAGTAGGAACTGGGGCTTCTGCAGGAGTGATTTCTATAGAATCAACAGTCTCAACCAGCTCCTCCCACAAACCCAGTTTCTCCTCTCTTACATCCTCAGAGGTCATCCCGGGTTCGCGTTCAAAGTTATCCAGGTCATCGATCCGGTCTTCTATGTCCCTCCAGCCCTCTAAAGCATCCTGGTCTTCCGGGGATACCTGATCCATCGCCTTCTTCAGGCGATTGATCTTGGTCCCGATAGCCAGCTTCTCAACCCCATTCTTGTCTGTACGCCACGCGCCCTCAGTCCCACCCAATATCTCTTTGAAATCCTCATGAATCTTTACCAAGTTAGGGGAGGGAGTCTCGGGAACTACTTCTGGGGCTACTGTCCCAGTCTCTAAAGCTGCTGCAGGAGCTGGGGCTGTTTCTGTTG